ACTGTATTCTACGGTTACAGGGCTAATGATGAGCGGAGGGAATGGACCCACCGCTGCAGCTCAAGCCTCTGCGAGGCCGTTGCCATTGCAACGAACACCCCGCAGAGGATCTGAAGCTGCTCAAATCTAGTGTGTACACGCACACGTACATGTTTTAGCGTGAGCACTAGCTTGATCCATCAATGATGTTGAGAAAGATTTCTCAGCATTGTAGATATTAACTACTTTCTGGACTTCTTGGTCTCCTGATAGACCAAGCTCTTTCTGACGTTTGAAGTAGTCAACTGCCCTTATTGCGTTCTCTTTAGGAAACCAATAAGTTTCTGCTCTAGTTGGCGCTATTAGCTGAATTCGATGTTCATCTTTTGCCAACCAGAGGTACGTGTTCGTTGCTCTGCTTGTCACTAGTAATGCCTCTGTTGCCATGCTACAAAATTTGCAGTTTTTGCATTTATCGTTTTTCATAATCCCCTCCCCTTATTTAGGGGGTTACATCCCATTTAGTTAGTTTTCAGTTGTTCTTTCATACAATATGACATCTCCTTCTGCTTCATCACCCTCTCCCAATATCTTTCTGATACAACTTGGGCAAAGGATCAGTTTTTCACAAGTAGCATCCAGAGTGTATTCTGGATTGCCGTTTTCTACTTCTGCTGCTTTCTCAGGGCACCATACGGTGACCTGGTATACTCTATGTCCCAGATCTAGACACCTACGACAAGCATCACAATGTCTAGAATCTCTATCATCTGGTGCTACAATCTCGTCATCTAACGTTCCACAGTTACTTATGAAACAATCATAATGAGCAAAGATGGTAGTTACACACGCATCTTCTGGCAATGCATTGGTAGGCAAATCTGCCCATGATTGGAACCGTAAGAATCGCGGGTCCTTTCTCATAGACAGCATTTGCCCACCTTCTATGACTACCATTTGATGCCCAGCAATCTGGGTATCACACTCACAACTTAGGCAATCTGGAGCATCCGGACAGTCCGGACAATGTTCCCTTGGACAAATCGGACAATAATTAGTTATACGAACTACAGGGACCATGGCTTATTAATGAGGCAAATAAGGCCGATAAGAACGCAAAAATAAATATCAATTTTCTTCGTTTCCTTCCTCTTTTTCTTCTTCTTCTTCTTCTTTGTTTTCGCCTCCAATTTCGTCTTCGAAACGATCTGACAGATCGCTCAAAGAATTCTCACTCTTCTCTTCTTCTTCTTCTGGTCGCATAAGTCCTCCTTTTTGTAGAAGCGAAATACGTTCTTCTACACAATACTTATACCCTTAAGCGTCGTATAATTTCATGCCCATATTCCTGTAATTCTGATACCTTAAGGACAACACACATAAACAAGCGAGGAATTCTTGGCACGCATTGCACCGGAAGAGGGGTTTGAACTCCTCAAAGACCGAGTACAAAAAGCAGTCAGTGGATTCTTCCCCATAATCGGGCGGAAGAATACGCTAGAGCTCCATGATATATCGGTTAAAGATAACCTGAATATCGATGATATTAGGTCCCAGAAACACGCTAAGTTGAGTGGTCGTTCCTGGACTGTACCAGTAGAGGCAACTATTGCCCTAAAGGACAATACTACTGGGTCGATAATCGATAAACAGAAGATGAACTTGCTTAACCTGCCTAAGGTTACAAGACGCTATGGCCATATCGTAGATGGCCAGGAGTATCAGATAGATAACCAGTGGCGCTTAAAGCCCGGTATCTATAACATGGTTAAACAAGACGGAGCTATTGAGTCTCACTTTAATGCGGCAGGAGGCTTTAAGATACATTTTGATCCAAAGTCTCGTCAATTTACATTGAACTATGGTAATTCTAATATGCCTCTTAGACCCTTCTTACACGCCATGGGGGTGTCTGAAGAGGAAGTAGAAAATCGTTGGGGTAAAGATATCGCTACGGTTAATCATGCTGATAGTTCTAAAGAACTTATTAAGTTTTATAGAGCATCCACTGGGGATAAGACCGTTAAGCCCACTATAGATGAGGCAAAGTCTCATTTGTGGGATGTAATGCAAAAGACGGTACTACGTCCGGAAGTAACTAAATTTACTCTAGGTAAAGAATATACAAACGTTACTGGGCATACGCTTTTAGATGCGTCAGATAAATTATTGAAGATATCTAGAGGCGAAGCGCAGCCAGACCCTAGAGACGCTTTGATGTTTAAAGATCTCCATTCAATTGAAGATTTTGCAGCAGAACGTCTTATTAAAGGTTCTAGAGAAATTCTTCGTAAAGTAAATAATAATATTGATCGTAAAGATAAAGTACGAGACATCATAGCTCCAGAAATATTTAATCGTCCGATCAAACAGATGTTTGGAAAGAATTCCTTAGCAATTGTTACTGATCAGACTAACCCGTTAGAGATGTTCTCCGCTAATATGAAGACCACCATTATGGGAGATGGTGGTATTAAATCAGAGCATACTGTTTCAGATGAGGCGAAACTTATAGATCCGTCTCATTTAGGATTTCTTGATCCAATACACACTCCCGAAGGATGTTACGATTCTGAGACAGAGGTCTACACAAAGACTGGCTGGAAGAAGTGGATAACCGTAACAGAGCAAGATCAATTAGCTTGTCGAGTAGACGGTAGATTAGAGTTTCACCTCCCTACAAATCTGATCAATGCCCCATATAAGGGGAAAATGTATGGGGTAAATACCGCACGAAACAAGCAGCGTAGAAAGAGAGAAATTGATTATTTAGTAACGCCCAATCATAGAATCTACTGTCGTACTAGAGACCTCAGGGGAAAGGCCCTATTTCGTATAGAGACCGCAGACGTGGTGCACGGTAAAGCTAGAGACTTAGAACTTGGGCATGACCCGTATCTAGGTTCCAAAGAAACGGGCGTATTTCATTTGCCTTACGTAAAGGGAAACAACTCTTCAAAGAACGTAGACGAGATCAACATAGGTGACTGGGCTCAATTTATAGGGTGGTTCCTGTCTGAGGGGAATTGCACGTATGATGATGTAGGTTCCCACTATAGTGTCTGTATTTCACAGAGTATAGTTACGTCTAGAACTAACTGCGAAATTATTGAGGCGCTGCTCGATAGGTTACCCTTTGCTTGGAGTTTTTCTGAAAGAGAAGATGGTAAACGCACCTATCGGGTAAGTACAAAGCAGCTAGCGCATTATGTCTCTCAGTTTGGACTTAGTTACAATAAGTCCATACCAGAGTACTTTTTCGAATGTTCTGTGGAAACACGAGAATATTTATTAGAAGCACTGCTGTTGGGGGATGGCAGGAAAAACTCACATAGGGCTACTGGCGCATCTTATAAACAGCTAGTATACTGCACAGTTAGTCCACAACTCGCTCTAGATGTGGAGCGCTTAGCAATAAGCTTGGGGCGTCCCGTATCTATGTGCCGGTATGCAGATGACCGAGAAGAGCGATATAGAGACGTTTATGAGGTACGTTTACTGTGTCAAACAAAACGAGAAATTCAAGGCGCTAAAGGACACTTTTATACCTCTGAGTACGACGGCACTATTCACTGTGCAACTGTTCCAGGAGGGCTACTGTACGTACGCAGGGGAACGGGGTTAGCACACTGGAGCGGTAATAGCGCCACAGGTATCACACTGCGTTTACCTTTAGGTGTACATAAAATAGGGCATGATGTTGCTATTAAAATGTACAATACAAAAACTGGAAAAGTTGAAAACGTCAATCCTACTGTCGCTTATAAATCTCATATAGCTCTGCCAGATCAAATTACTTGGGAGGGCAATAAACCTAAAGCTGCTGGTAAAGTTGTAAAAATTAGTGGGCCGGGTAATGAAATATATGATGGTACGTTAAAAGATGCTGATTATGTAATGAAGAGTCCGATGCAGATGTTTTCCATCTCATCTAACATGATTCCTTTCATGCCGTCAGATCACCCTAATCGTAGTACCATGGCCGGAAGACAGATGGAACAGGCTATCTCTCTAAAACATAGAGAAATCCCCTTAGTACAAAGCTTGGCCGGTAAAGAAAGTTTTGATCGTATACTTGGAAGCTTTGCCAGTCATAGCGCAACTGTTAGTGGTACAGTATCAAAGATAAAACCAGACGCTATAGTAATTAAGAGACCTAACGGTACTAAGGAAGAAGTGTTCATTTATGATCACTTTCCACTTAATGAAAATAAAGCGTTTATGCATGCAGAGCCTTTAGTAAAGGTCGGAGATAAAGTAACTAAAGGGCAAGTTATAGCTGATACAAATTACACTAAAGATGGCGTATTAGCTATAGGTACTAATTTACGTACAGGGTTTATGCCTTATAAAGGATATAACTTTGACGATGGTATTGTAGTCAGTGAGAGTGCAGCTCAAAAATTAACCAGTGAACATCTTCATAGACATTCATTAGAACGAGATGTATCTCACATTTTGGATAAGAAGAAATTTACGGCTTATATGCCTACTGTACTGAATAAAACTCAGTACGATAAATTAGATGAAGAAGGCGTAATCAAACCAGGCACTGTCGTAATGCCGGGAGATACTCTAATAGCAGCATTACGTGCTTCAAATAATCCGGAACGTAAAGAAGATTTAGAACTTTCAAAGTTACATAAGTCTATTGTTAAACCATATAAAGACTCGAGTATTAAGTGGGAAAGCGATTACCCAGGAGTAGTTAAAGAAGTAGTTAAGATTGGTAAGAATGTTTCTGTACACGTAAAAACTGAAGAAGCCTTAGACATCGGAGATAAGCTCTGTTACGACGAAAAGCACGAACTATTGACTACTCGTGGATGGGTTCCGGTAAAGGACGTAAAGGTATCTGATGAGGTGTGTTCACTCAACCCGGAGACTGACGCGATAGAGTACCTGTGCCCGGAGAAGACAGTCAGCTATGATTGTGTAGAGGATGATCTGTACGTCTTGGAGACTACACAAGTGTCTATGGCTGTCACCATGGAGCACAAAACATATGCAAAGCCTAGGGGAGCGGATAGGCACAGCCTAATTCCAGTCTCTCAGTTAGTAGGTAAGCGTTATCATTTAAAGCAGCACGGTAAATGGGTGGGGGAAGACAGAGAGACATTTGAGTTCCCCTCTATGGTAGTCAAGGCTGGGCAGAGTGGTAATGGTACCAGAGTGCTGCCATCAATACAGATGCCGATGGACACATTCTTAATGCTTCTAGGAATGTACTTGTCGGAGGGCAACAATTATGGTGGTAACGGCGACTACTACATAGAAATCACTCAAATAAAGCAACCAGGAAGAGCTCAGACAGAGGAGGCTCTGGCATTAGCAGGAATACGTTTTACGCGTACTCCTGAAAAGATACGCATACACGGTAAGCAGCTGTATGAGTATTTCGTGCAGTTTGGGCATGCGGTAAATAAATTTATTCCTGATTGGATTTTTCAGCTTCCGAAAAAACGGTTACAGGTTCTGTATAAATGGTTAATGTGGGGGGATGGCTGTGAAAAAGGAACCACACACGTATACACCACTATATCCCCTCAGCTAGCCGATGATGTACAGCGTTTAGTTTTCCATCTTGGTAAGGCAGGCAGAGTGGTGTGGGAGCCTGGTTATCGTGGCCAGATAGAGGGCAGGTATTACGATTTTAAGCCTAGATATAGAGTTAGGGTAATACGCACTAAATTAGAGCCCACAATAAATCACGGGCACTCTAATTCACAAGGCGGACAAAAAGAAACTATAGAGAAGTACACCGGTAAGGTGTACTGCGTGGCTCTTCCACGTAATCACGTACTCTACACACGTCGAAATGGTAAATGCCACTGGTCTGGTAATACGGCGCGCCACGGCAATAAAGGCATAGTGACACGGATCATACCTGATCATGACATGCCCCATACTAAAGATGGTAAGCATTTAGAGGTGTTGTTAAACCCGTTAAGTGTTATGGGTAGAACTAACTTAGGTCAAGTATTAGAGGTTGCTGCAGCCAAAGTGGCGGAGAAGACTGGTAAACCTTATATGGTTAAGAACTTTTCTCCGAATACAGATTTACATGCCCAAGTCACTGCTGACTTAGCCAAGCACGGTTTGACGGATAAAGAAGAAGTTATAGACCCCGTTACAAATAGAGTAATGGGTAATGTGCTTGTAGGACCTATGCACATTTTTAAGCTCCACCATCAGGTGGAAAAGAAGCTTAGTGCTCGAGCAGGTGGTTATGGGTATGACTACGATAAAGATATGATTCCTAAAGGTGGTGGCCCACGAGGAGCCAAGTCTCTCGGAACACTAGGCCTTTATTCTATGCTGGCGCATGGAGCGACATCTAATCTGCGGGAAATGCAGACTTATAAAAGCGATGCGTCACAAGGTGATCAATTCTGGTCTGCTCTCCAAGCTGGAGAGATGCTTCCTACTCCTAAGCCGACCTTTGCTTACAATAAATTTCTTGGGTACATCAGAGGACTTGGTGTAAATGTTCAGAAAACAGGTAATAACCTTACGCTTATGCCTATGACTGACAAGCAGATCATAGAACAAAGCAATGGTGAGATTACCGACCCCGCTAAGTCAGTCACAGCTAAAAATATGAAGCCTGAAATAGGGGGATTATTTGATCCTAAAGTTACAGGTGGTATTGATGGTACAAAATGGGGCTTTTACACACTCCCAGAATCTATGCCTAACCCCGTATTCGAAAGTGCTATTACTCGTTTGTTGGGAATGAAGCAAAAAGAGTTTGCAGGCTTAATTGGTGGTACGTTAGCAGTAGACCCAAAAACCGGAAAGATAGGAGATTCTCAAAAAATTGAGGGAGGGCTGGTTGGTGGTAAAGCCTTTGCTCATATGCTTAGTAAAATAGATGTGAAAAAGGATTTAGCTGCTGCCAAAGTAGCGCTAGATAAACCGACATTAAGAGGGACGTATCTTGATCATGCTAATAGTAAAGTAAAACTACTAGAGGCTTTAAACAAGGTTGGTATGACGCCAGTAGAAGCGTACATGTCTAAAGTCATTCCTATATTACCGCCATCTATGCGACCTGTTCCAGTGTTGCCTAATGGTACTATTAGTGAAGAAGATTTGAACGGTCTTTATAAGAATCTTCATTTGTCTGCGTCTAGATACGCGAAGATGTCTCCATTGATTCCAGAAGATGATCAATCTAAAGTAGAGATTCGACAAGAAGTCTATGATGGTTTACGAGCAATAGCTGGACTTGGTGGTTACCCACATCAAATTCGTAGAGGAATCTTAGACTACATACATGGTAAGAAGATGGACACTCGTACGGATGCTAAGATAGGTTCTCCTAAAGAAGGATTCTTTCAAGATAAATTGGTTGAACGTAAGCAAGATATGTCTATGCGTGGAACTATTATCCCTGAACCATCTTTAGGTCTGGATGAAGTAGGTCTCCCAAGAGAAGCAGCGATTGAAGTATATAAGCCATTTGTAATTCGTGAATTACGAAATCTATTGGGAATACCGCCTTTACAGGCGCAAAAAAAATTGGCGGAAGGTGGGGAGATAGTAGACCGTGCTTTACAAAAAGTTATATCTACTAGGCCTATTTTGCTTAAACGTGATCCGGTACTACATAAGTACGGGGTACAAGCGTTTAAGCCACGTATAGTTGGTGGTAAAGCTGTACAGGTTCACCCTCTAGTTACCAGTGGTTTTAACGCAGACTTTGATGGCGATGCAATGGGTGCTTTCGTACCTGTAAGTATGGATGCTGTAGCAGAAGCATATAAAATGCTTCCATCTAGGAACCTATTCAGTCCGTCTAGCGGGGAGATCATGTATGCTCCCACTAACGAGAGCAGATTAGGTCTATATGGTATTACTCAGACTGGTAAAGATACTAATCATAAGTTCACTAATATGCAGGACTTAGAGACTGCTATTAGAACAGGCGCAGTAACCTTTACAGATCAAGTAACCGTTGGCGGTATTAAATCAAGCGCTGGTAAGTTTATGGTTGCTGGAGCCCTTCCAGAAACTATGCGTAGAGAAATATTAGAACGAAAAACACCTCTAGATAAAAAAGCACAAGAAGAACTCTTTACTCAAGTAGCTAGAGAACACAAGAATGATTATGGTGAAGTAGCTAATAAGCTAAAAGATCTGGGCAATAAGTGGGCTACAGACACTGCCTTCTCTTTCGGTATGACAGATATTGCGCCGGAACGACAAGTAAGAGATAGGATTCTTGCTGCTGCAGATGCTCAAGTTCATAAACTCACTGGGGCAAATAAAGATAGTAAAAAGATAGACATATACTCCAAGGCAACGGAGGAAATGAATAAGCATTTGAAGGCAACTCCTGAAAGCCAAAACAACATTATGATTCTACATAATGTGGGCATGAAAGGAGGCACGGATACTTTGAGACAAATACGTGCTACTCCTATGCTTATGAGTAATCATAAAGGAGAAATCCTCCCTAATCCTATCCGCAAATCTTATGCCGAAGGATTGGATGTTGCAGACTACTGGACGGCTATTAGTGGTGGTCGTAAAGGTATTATTCAGAAAGTTCAATCTGTTGCCGAACCTGGTTATATCAGCAAACAGGTAATGAACTCTGTTATGAATAACCTTATCTTAGATCATGATTGTGGTACTGATAAAGGCATCTCTTTGCCGGTAGATGAAAAAGATATTTTAGGTAGATTTACTGCTGCGGATATTAATGTAGGCGGACATGTAATAAAATCTGGTGCATTAATTACCCCAGAAATGCGTAGTACGCTACGTAATAATAATATTGGTAAAGTAGTAGTCAGGTCTCCTTTGCGTTGTTTACATGGTCCTGGTCTTTGCCAGAAATGCAACGGATTAACGGAGAATGGAGAATTACCAGCAAAAGGTTTGAACGTAGGTGTATTAGCTGGTCAAGCATTAGGAGAACGTAGCGTACAGTTGGCTATGAAGGCTTTCCATAGTGGAGGTAGCGCTGCTTCAAGGAGTGGTTTAGTTGATGATTTTGAACGTGTAAAAAATCTACTATCATTCCCGAAAATACTTCCTGGTTCTGCTACGCTTAGTGAGTTGAATGGTAAGGTAACAAAAATAGCTCCCTCACCTGCTGGTGGTCATGAAGTAAGCATAGAAGACAAAGTACACTATATTCCTCACGCGTTAGGGGCTCCTGTATACAATGGACAACCTTTAAAAGTTGGTACGGAAGTAAAAAAGGGGAGTCCTATCTCTAACGGATTGATAAACCCTCATGAGATGTTAACGCTTACAGGAGTAGAGCCAGTACAACTTCATCTCGCTAGTGAGCTAAGTAATGCTTATGCAGATTCCGGAATCCGTAGAAGAAATCATGAAATTGTAGTTAAAGCACTAACTAATCTCACTAAGGTCAAAGACCCTGGCTCTTCATCCGGACTTATCCGTGGTGATTTTGCTTCTACAACATATGTATCTAACATTAATAGAAACATGCCAAAAGGCTCTAGACCTATAGTACATGAGCCCATACTTAAAGGCGTTAATGTGCTACCTTTGGAAATGCAAGAAGACTGGATTGCAAAACTTAATCATGAGAATCTATCGGAAACCATTATAGATGCAGCTCAAAGAGGATGGACTAGTAGCTTACATGGACTACATCCTATTCCAGCTGTAATTTATGGAGCTGAGATTGGATTACCCGGTAAAGGAAAGGTCGGATATTAATGGGGTCAACGTTTCATAACTCTGTAACAACTACCGGAAACAGAGCTCCAAGACTTGAAACAGGTATAGTGTCTAGCGTCAACCCACAGAACATGACACTAGATTGGGTGGCCCAACATACCGGAAAACAACAAGCTGGGGTTCAAATTATGACCCCTTATATTCATTATAATAACGGCGAGGGCTTTACCTGTTTGCCAGAGCCAGGTGCTGTTTGTGTTTTATGTTGGCCCTCAGATGAAGAATCTCCCTTTGTTATGGGGTTTATTACCCCACCAGAATCGGCCCCAGCTAATGCCGGTAGTACAGATAAAAGTGCTTCTCCACCTGTAGTTAAAACTGCTTCATCTACTGGAGCTGCAACACCAGCATTATCAGACGCTAGCTATAGGTGCAATAGACCTGTCTTGAATCCAGGAGATATGCTGTGGCAAGGTAGAGATGAGAATTTTATAGCTTTGCGTAGGGGTGGTGTTCTTCAGATAGGTTCTACCAACATTTGTCAACGGGTGTATATTCCTGTTGGAAATTATATTAGAGATTTTTGTGAAAATTGGGAGGTGAATACTGCTGCAGGTTCTATGAGCTGGGTAGTGCACCCTTCTGAAAGTACCCCGGAAAGTAATGCTCCTACAGAATTCTCTCTTATAGTCAGAGAATATGCTCAAGATAAAATGGCCTCTATTAAGGTAAGTGTAGGTTCTTTATTCAATGAACCTAAGTTGCCTAGCGGAGTAGATTCTTTTTTAGAGATTATTATTGCTCCAGATAACATTGATCCAAAAGATGGAACTGTATCGAGTCCCTTGTACACACTACGTATAGGTAAAGATGGTAGTACTGAAACAATTCAGGCTGATCGAAAAGTAACTATCAACGGTAAAGATAATCTAGACGTTGAAGGAGATCAAACTATCTATGTAAAAGGGGATAGAGCATTGACTGTAGATGGCGCAATTACAGAAGCAGTCAAAGGTGCATATAGCATCACCGGAGAAAAAGGAAGTGCAGAGATTTGGCATGAGGTTAAGTCAATAGATGCTGCTGCCGTGAAACTAGGTTCAGCAAGCGCTTCCGAGCCAGCTGTTCTTGGATTACAATTATTAAATTGGCTCGCAACGCATACGCATGTGCCTAATGGACCACCTACAAGTTCCCCCACATTATCTAGTATTCTTGCCAAGAAAACTTATGTAGCGTAAATCATGCCTTTAAATCCAAATACACTTTCAGGTAATATACACTCATTGCTGAGGGCTACACCTATAGGGCAGTCCCCAGTTACTGCGGTTGATAAAACTTCAAATGCTGATGGAACAATTACAGTTAAAACATCAGTAGGGTCTATGCAAGACATCATTATGCCAGACCCTATGGCACAGGTTATAGCTGATGCAGTAGCTAAAGCAGTGATAGCATATTTTCAAACTGAGGCTGTTATAGTAGGCACATGCCCTCCTGGAACAGCGGGTGGCCCGTTACTAGCAGGAAAGATTACGTAGGAGAAATCATGGACCTCTTTTTAGATCAAAATCCAATTCATATTGAGAAACTAGGTATGGAGTGCCTATTAAGTGAGGATGCTAACGATTGGCCTCAACAAATTCTAGATGAGCTATATCGTCAGGTCCCTTACGCTAGTGAGTATGCTCCTAAAGTTGTTCTTCGTGTAGTGGATTCTGATAGACGATATGGTCTTGGACATATCGAATTACTCAATAAGATGGCAATTAACCCACGAGATGATGATACCCCTGCTACATTAAAGGGTCGTCAAAAGGCAATAATTCCTGTCATTATTCAGGACGGAAAATTAAAGCAATTAGACGTATTGGTTTACGATGGTAAAGTAGAGCCACTCACGGAAGAACGTTTAAGAAGGGCTTTGTTCCGTCCCAATCTATTTGAAGCCATTCGTGAACGTCCTGGTGATGTGAGCCTTATTGAACAACTCTATCCGCCACATCGGCAATATGGTGGTGCCCGTGGACCTATGATGGCAGATGTTGGTGCAGCAGGAGGGATAGGTAAAGAAAGCAGTGTTCATAGTGAATTTCTGTTTGATGCTATACTGCCTACCATTACTAGAGAGCAAGCTAATGAAGTTCTCAGTAAAGTAGGCGGGGATACTTCAGATGCATATAGCTTGGCAGGTACTTTGGCTAAGAATGCTGCGGCTAAAGAGATCATAAGCAAACTAGCTAAAATAGCTTCTGGCAATATTGTTACGGGAGAAGATTACCTACGAAAAATTGCTAGTTCTATTAAACCAAACGTAGTTCAGGTTCGTAGAGTAGATAATGGTTTCCGTATCAAGACAGCTAATTCTGAAGCATTTATACCTGATGCCCAAGATATTCCTCGCCCTGCTGCTGTAGGTGCTCTTGGCGGAGATATGGTATCAAAAGTAGAAACTGATGGGACTACGACTATCACTACTCAGCCTGCTGTAAAACAAACATTAACTGATTTAGTGATCGAAGTAGTTAACAAGTTTGGGGTATATAAAGTCAAAACTCAAAATGAAAATCGTGAATTGATCGGATGGGTATTCCCTAAGATCATGGATTTTGATGGCACACTACTACCTATGGCGCTGTTCACTAATGGTAGTGAATCTGCGGTACAAGAAAATATTGCAGGGGTGGCTGTTGCTAAGACTTCAGATCTTATTGACGTAGACCCTGAAGGACTTGGCTGTTTCTATTACGCATCCTCAGAAGGCGCAATTGCATTTACCCCAGTTAATGTTACTGCAGTAGAAGAGACCCCGCATGGTAGTAGCTTTCATTGTGATACTACTTTAGGGGAAAAGGTCATGGTTACTAAGGTACCTGGATTAAAAACCTCTGCCATGATTGAAGAAGGTCATTTCGGTATTCCAGAAGAGTGTGGATTTATCTCATTTAATAAGACTGTAGATTTAGCATCCTCTCCTGATGAGTTCACTAAAGTCGGTCAAGCACTTGCTATGACTAATGCGGTACGTGTGATCACAGACGGTACTACATATACTTTTGAAGGACAAGTGATTGATAAGATTGCTAGTGTTACTCCTACGGAGTTTTTGGATAAAGATGATACTGTGTTCTTAGGTGCTGTACTCGGACAAGACCCAGATCAGTTCTCTAAAGATTTAGATACAATGCATAAGAGGGCAAGTCAAGAGCTTTGGTTTTCTTCTCGTCCAGTAACTTTAATGAGCGAGAGATATGCTAAAGCTAAGACTGCTGCAGCTACTCATCTTAATGGCTTACCTCTTCTTCGAGCATATTTATTAAAAGAAGCAGCACTTCTAGAAGACCCGACGGCAGTAGATAAAGTATTATCACTAGGGTTTATTACCCCTGAAAATGTTTCAATCTTTGCCGGGTATATTCCAGAGTTTGAAACAGTTATACGGAAGTTAGCAGAATTACTAGTGGCTACAAGAATGGGTCTACATACCGTAGATGAAGGGGCGTTACAAAGGTCTTTGGTGCATCTAGATAAGGTAGTGAGCGGGTTAAAAACACTAGATGCGGCTCCACAGGCCTAAGTACTTGAGGGTACCGTGGCAGATCCAAAACACAGCCCCTGCGAATTCTTCTGCAAGTTCCTGATTTCAAAACGGGAATACGATATAGGTACGCTTATGGCTATTCTTGAGGACCATCAGTTAGCGTCTTTAGGTAGACGCTACCTGGAGGAACTCAAAGAAAAGATGGAGCCATTCCCAGACCCATGGGTAACTACACCTACCGGGGAGGAAGAAAACTATAAGATAACTATGGATTATCTGCGGAAACAGAATATCTATGAGTTATGGTTTCCTACCCCGGCAGTAAATGAAGCATTCAAAATACTTGGAGACCCAAGATTAAGAGAAAATACTGAACAGCTAATACTGTCTTCTTTACGCTTCGAAGAGATCGTAGCTAAACTCAATAAGTATCACGTTACTACTCTTACCGTAGAAGGCGTCTCTGCTTTCCAGCACTACTTCTGGAATCGTCGCCTGTTATCCATGACAGAGTGGGTAGAATTTATGGACCATAAACCTGGTTCATACGCTCGTATCACTACCATTATAGCCTCCCCAGACGTACAAGATATGGTGGTGCCTTGGTTGTCAGGAATGACAGGACCACCATCTAGTATCAATACAGGCGTCGTTGCTCGCCGTATGCGAGATGTGGCCTTTCTAAAGGTTCTTGAGATTGAAAAGCAACCTGCTAGTATTATCCATTCTAAGATGATGAAGAACTATATGGATGTTATTACGGCTGCAGAAAATGAAATGCGCCAGAGTGATGTAGCTCTGAAAGAGGTTCTACAAGCTTTCGAAAAGTTCAGAATGAAGAAAACTGTAGGAAAAATTCCATCTATAGAAATGCTAGCAGGTGTAAACTACAGTCATTCTGGGTCTGGAACAGACCAGACATTAATAGCCGATGCAATGCTGGAGGACAAAGATGACTGAGGTCGTACCGTTTTCTGCTACTGAAGAAGAGCACAGTACCATAGATACCCTACCCGTAGATACTATAACTGTAGATAGCCTATTAGCAGCTATTCCTAAGTTTAAAGATGTAGTAAGGGGTAATCTGTTAGTACAATGGGCAATTCTTCCTGTTCGGGGGGAAGAAAAGGTATTAACATATCACATCTATAAATTAGACCGAAAAAACATATTCGATGCTGCTGAGAAAGCGTTACAAGATACTAAATGTGCAGAAGATAAGCACACTATATCTATAGAAGCTAATGCTGCTTTAGAAGAGGTGCCTTGGTGGTCTGGATTTGAAGAAAATTTACAGCAAGCGCTTAATGATCATTTTAAAACAATTACAGGTAGGTACGGGTATTATTTAGAGGTAGATAGTTGGTCTGTCTCTATAAATATTACTGATATGTTTCTTGCTGTGTGGCCTGAGTCATTCATTGAAGCCTTTGTAGATAGGTTAAAGGCTAAAATTGAAGGCTAAGTTGAAACCGGCTAACGCCGGTCAACCAACTTTGATTAAGGGTCTGTATGCGAACAACACATAACAGACCCTACCAAGTTGGCAGAGTGACAAATTGAGATTAAGATCTCCCTTTTGTCACAATACTTATACCACAATGTGGTAAGATTTTACATGGCTACGATCCGAATAGATGAAGCTGATGTCTTGAATAGTGCGAGAGCCATTCCTCTTTCGCATACTATGGATGGTTCAGATATCCCCTCTTTTGATTACAATGAGGCAGGAGAGGCACAGGATTTTGGTTTAGACTTAGAGCCGGAAGATATTGAAGAAGAGGAGTACAATGCCTCTAGTGCTCTAATAGGAGTTTCCCCTTCTGAGTTTGCGGAAACAATAATAAGAGTGCCGGAAGCAGGAAGAGTTTCAGATTTTTCTTTTGAAGGTCGTGAGTACTTAAGACAAATATACGATACTCCTGCTGATAAAGTATTGCTGCAATGCGGCAGACAAATTGAGAAGTGCTGTCATGTAGCAAGTAAGATATCTATGGAGGATGGTAGTGTAAAGAAGCTAGAAGATATTGTGTTGGGAGATAGGGTTATTGGACTAGCTCTAGACAAATCTCATACTGACGTCGGAACAGTAATTTGGAAGTCCGAAAAGATTACTAAATTTTGTGTAAAGATCAAAACGAGGCAAGGGCATGTTACTATAGTTGCGTTAAGCCACCCTATGCGTGGGTGGAATAATTGGTCGCTAACTGGTAGTCTTTCTGAACAAGAACACTTAGCTGTCGTACGTAAAGCTGGATGGTTTACGGCCACTACAAACTTTTCGGATAGGGAAGTAATATTAGCTGCGTACATGGTGGCAGAAGGCTATATGCCGGAAGAAAATATTTGTACATTTACGCAGAAAGAAGGGCCGGTATTGCAAGAGTTTTTGTCATTAGTAGAAGGGGACGATTACAGTACTAATGAAAGAAAGCCTGGGCTTTGGCATATTAGATTTAATGCTAAATCACAAGTATTGGCTCTCATTAAAAAAATTGGTATCTGGGCAGAGCTTTCTGCTAATAAGCATGTTCCTGATTTTGTGTGGGGGTTAGATCAAAGGCAAACTGCTCTATTTATTAATCGATTATGGGCAGGAGATGGGCATGCGAGTTTGCAAGAATCTTGTTACCATTTAGAGTACGATTCTATATCTGAACTTTTAATTAAAGATGTACAACGGTTATTGTGGAAATTTGGTATACCATCTAGTACTCATAGATGGAAACCTACACTTTATAAAAATACTGATAAGTGGGCATATAAACTTCGTATAGAAACTCAAGATGGGGCTATTCGTTTTATCCAGGATATAGGAGCTCTTGGAAAAACAGAGGATATTCCTATTATTGATGTAGATACAAATTCAAATAGAGATGTTTACCCAATAGGTATTGTGGAGGACATATCCACTATTCACAGGTCTAGGAGTGGTTATCAGCGTAGAGGACAATACGTACCACAACCTTCTTTACGTTCTGCCGGACTTAGAGAGAAACCAAGATTCTTGCTAAGTAGGGATAAGTTACGGCAGTATGTAGATTTCTTCAGGTCTGATGATCGATTTGATCAAGTAAAAACAGAGCAATTAGCACGGCATTTAGATACTGATTTGTATTGGGATGAGATAGTAAGTATAGAGGAAGTGGGCGAACAAGATTGTTACGATATTACTGTAGAAGGTACAGATAGTTTTGTAGCTGATGGGTTTATCACACATAACTCGACTACACTTGGTAATAGACTTCTTTGTTACGCAGCACTGATTAGTAATTTTAGGTCTATATACGTAGCTCCTTCTGCGGAACAGGCAAAGGTGTTTTCAAATGATCGTATTAAAGACGTCATTGATGCCTCACCTATGCTGCGGTCCTATACCTCTTCCAAAATCAATCAAGCAGTCTTCTTTAAAAAGTTTATTAACTACTCTCAAATTAGGCTTAGATATGCGTATTTAACTGCCGATAGGGTGCGTGGAATTCCTGCTGACATGGTATTGATTGATGAGCTTCAAGACATATTAGTGGATAATATTCCTGTTATTGAACAATGTGCATTCCACTCTTCTTATAAGATTTTTCTTTATTCCGGCACACCTAAATCTGTAGATAACACTATTGCTCATTATTGGAGTGACTTCTCTACGCAGAATGAGTGGATTGTTCCTTGTGAACGACATGGGTTACCTAATGACTCTAGTACTTGGCATTGGAATATATTGACGGAAAGAAATATAGGATCTGTGGGATTAATCTGTGACAAGTGTGGTGAGACTATTAGTGCTAAGCATCCTTTAGCACAGTGGGCGTCTATGAACCCAATGACGGAAGATAATAGAGATAAGGTAACATTTGAGGGGTATAGGATTCCTCAGATTATGGTGCCCTGGGTAGATTGGGAGGAAATCACTATTGCGCAAGAGCAATACTCACGTTCTCAATTTATGAATGAGAAACTGGGTATGTCTTATGATTCCGGCGTACGTCCTATTACCCGTGCGCAGATACAGGCTATTTGTAGACCTGAGCTCGAGATGGGGGATATAGAGCAATTTAAGCGTTTATCTCAAGGCAGGGCTATATATGCTGGAATCGATTGGGGTGCAGGAGCAAACTCCTCATACACACATATTTCGTTTGGGGGGTATTTAGGGTCTGGCAACTTTACGATCTTTTGGTGTCATAGATTCACCGGACAAGATGTAGATCCTGAAAATCAAATGGAATTGATCACTCAGATGCTCTCTCAACTACAGGTACGTATTATTGGAGTAGACTACGGTGGTGGTTTCTATCCCAATGATAAGTTGATTAAACGCTTTGGTGCTCATAAGGTAATGAAGTATCAATATAATCCAAGGCAAAAAAAGAAGATATACTGGGAGCCTAATTTAAAGCGATGGATGACGCATAGGACTGAGATCATGAGCGACCTGTTTAACGCTATGAAAGCAAAGAAAATAGATTTGCCTAGGTGGGAAGATTATAAAGAACCACACGCATCTGATGTACTTAATATCTTTATTGAGTATAATGACCGGTTAAGAATAAATGAGTATAAGAAACCACCGGGGAAGACAGATGATGCATTCCATTCACATCTACTCTGTCTGTTAGCTTCTTGTTTAGAGCATCCACGTCCTGATATCTTTACACCTATGCAAGATACCGGATTAGTAGAAAACTATGATGGCTAAAGAAAACTCCCGGAATTGGGTAGTTTTCTAAGAGGATTGGTTCAGGCTCCTCTCATGCCTGGTGGGACTACTTACAGCAAGTGAACCCTGCTGGAACTCCTGCGGTACCAAAGACATACTTATCCAGGAGTAGATAACCAGCTACTCCCACTGCTGGGGCGGCAATCACCTGAAGGCTACCCTCCACGAGGGAGCCCTCCTTTATCCGGCCCAAGCCGCTGCCGATGCCGAGTTCGTACCAAGGCCTAGTTTTT